ACACATCATCCTCATTAACTAATGGATAAGCAGATATACATACAAGACGTACCTTCAATAGAACTTGGCGGCCAGACCTACACAACGTCTGATGATTCTCTTATTACTTCTTTTAATACAGACATAACCTTTAACTCATCTACCGATTATATAGAGTATTATATATACAATGCCGACAAGCAAATAATCGATTCAGTAGAAAGTTTAAATAGTTTTGCAATTTACGGAGAAGACCTTAGTATCTCTCCAGAGCAAGATTTAGAAGATAGAGCCTACACTCAAGGTGAATATTATACAGTCTATAATTTTTTAAGACCATTACTAGCTTCTAATACATTTGAAACATATTACATATCAGAAATATCAACTGATAGGACTGAGATTAGACTTGCTAGTACAAAGATACTAGGAGGGGATATTGTAGACTCTACAACAGCATTAAAAGCTTCACTTGAAGCAGTACCGTTTCAGAAAGACTTTAATTTAAATTTCGGATCAAACAATTTAATTATTGCAAACAACGTACTGTTAGACGAGAGTAATCCTGATAACGTAACAGTATTAATTAAACTATACGAACCACTACCAGAACAGTTTAACATTCAATCTGAATGCTGGGCTGTAGAAAAAATTGCAGAATCTAAAGCATACCTTATTAACATACAGGTAGATTACAGCATAGAAGATCCTTCAATAAAGCTTAGAGGACCTAACTTAAATTTATTACAATCCTCAGAAGTAAATAAATCTACAGAATATCAAACTGCAGCAAGTCTAAAAGATACTCCAAATGCAAATTTAAAGTACCAGTTAAACAGTGTATTAGCTGAAACTGGTGTAGAATTAAATATTGATTATAGTAACTATGATAACTTCGTATTCTTCTCAAGTGCACAAACAAGATTAGAAAATTTCTACTACAAGTTAGGATTAATTGAAGAATACACCGTAAGTGCAAGTTACGGAACTAATAATATTAATTATTATAATTCTGCAAGTATAGACTACTGGAATAATAAAATTGATGAAGTAATAACCAATTTCGATGGATATGAATATTACCTGTATTTTGAATCCGGAAGTACCTCATGGCCTAAATCAAACAGTACACCTCCTTACGTAAACGTAAACACAACATCATCTCAAGGTTTAACATGGTTAAATTCTCAACTAAGTACTGCAGAACTTTATGATGAAAATAACAAAGACGGATTAGTTGCAACAATTCCTTTATACATTAGAGAAGATCAGGATAACGCCAACTACGAACTCTTTGTTGAGATGGTAGGACAGCACTTTGATAGTATCTGGGTATATATACAAGCAGTTACTGAGAAGTATAATTCTGATAACAGAGTTGAATCTGGACTATCAAAAGATTTAATCGGGACTGCATTAAAAGATTTCGGTATAAAATTGTACCAAAATAACTTCACTTCAGATAGTTTATACAGTACTTATTTAGGATATACTCAATCAGGTAGCTTACTACCAGACGTAGGTCAAGAACTAATAACAACATACGTAACTGCATCTGCAACCGGATCCTTAATACCGGTAGATAATCTATCTTCTGAGATATACAAAAGACTGTACCACAACCTTCCCTACTTGTTAAAGAAGAAAGGTACTGTAGAAGGTTTAAATACTTTAATTACTACTTTCGGTATTCCTGATACTATTCTTAGAGTTTATGAATACGGAGGTAAAGATGCAAATCCAAATACGTTTGATCAATGGCAGCAGCAGTATGATCTAGCATTCACAAACACAGGGTCTTCCTACGTAACATCTTCTTTCGTTCTTAACTCAACTTGGGCAGCGACAAGCAACCGACCTTCTGCAGTAGAGTTTAAATTTAAAACAGGAGGAATTCCTACTAGTAGTTATTATTCACAGAGTTTATGGTCTACTAATAACGGAGTTACAGTATTATTAAAATACACAGGATCAGCATTTACATCAGGATCTTATAGCGGGTCTGTTGTTAACCCATATAATCAATACGGAGTATTAGAATTCTATCCTAGCTCATCTAACCTAAACACTA